CCGTCGGCAATTAAATGATCAATCATCTGACCTGGTGGCAGAATCACTCTGAAAACCTTTATATATGTTTCATAATAATGCAAAAGTTGCCAAAAATTGGTCATTATAACAAGGTGATTACTATAAAACTGCACATATGATATGTTTCCATTTGTACTGTGCATTTCCTTGTTATGATCTTCACGACGATGGGCTCTTCTCTGTTGTTTCGCTTTACGAGACGCTTTAATTTTGGGATTCTTATTCATATTCGTCTCATTTGACGCATTCATCTTAGCGATAATACTATCTATTTTCTTGTTGTGAATTGACCAATCGCGTTCATACAATTTGATTAATTCTGATACTTCAGGTGGTTTCAACAATCTACCACGTTTATCATAACGTGGTATATCATACTTACGACGCAACCACGCAAGTAATTCATCAAACGGTGTCAATTTGAAAAATCGTAATGTTTTCAACAATGCTTTTGATTCTTCTCTAACCGCATCAGATATTGTACATCTCTTCACCAAACGCTCAATTACAGCTTGATCATGTGGATCAGAGGCCATTTTAAATTCCTTTAAATTTTCCAATTGCTCTTTGGTTATATCTTTAATGGCAATACCTGTATGTATAAAACGCTTTACACTCCGCTCACTTCCTAACCACATTCCCCCGGTTTCTCTCAAACTCCTACGTTTTTTTGTAACATCAATTCGATGAAGTATCTCTTCATACATTTTATCATGTTCATCTTCATATCGAATCAATGCCGGTGTAAAATCCTTCAGATTGACGTCCATATCTTCTTTTCCATGGAGTATCATCAATCTGCTTTCACCGATGCCATCCCAATCCCCTTCTCCTCGTTCATCAACTAAAGGTGCATCTGATTGAATTTGTGCCGGTTCTGAAGTGTTTGCAACCCGATTTCAACAGCAAGAGACGAGTCATAACTCTTGCCACTAGTATTTGTCCTGATGGACCCACAAAAGTGGGGAAATAGCTACTAGTAC